CAGTAATCTTGTTTGCGATGATATAAGCTTCAGTTTTCCAGAAATGCACATGTAAAATTATTGATTTTTACCATACCAATTAAACCATTTGATATAGAAATCTTCAGAGACTTTATTATTATTAAGAAATCTAGACATTTGAGCATTAGTTACACCAATATCTTCAGCTACGTGAGTTTGTTTATATCTGTTATTGATTTTATAAACAGTCTCTTCTTGCATCCATTTCTTAAGATCATGGTCAAATTCTCTAAGATAGATTGTGATTGTTCTTACCATATTTTGTAAAGATTATAAATGTAGTAGATAATAGCTAATAAAAATACTATTATAATTCCAATGGTGCCAAACATCATGTTAACACCATATAAAAAAAGACTTACAAATATCACCCAAATTAAGCATATCAATGCCCAAATTCCGAACATTTTTATTTTTTCCATTAGAATAGTTTAGATTTTAACTCAATAACATTCAATGTATTGTAATGAGTTCCATTGTAGTCTCTACCTCTCAGTTCGAATACAAGTTCAACTGTATCATTCACCTGGATAAAGTCTAGTAAATCTATCTTATCATTGACTAATTGGAATTTCACTTCTTGAGGATACTTTCCTGAGTCTACTTTAATTATAAACTCTTGCACTCTAAATGTTTCAGATACTTGCTTTGCGGGCAATTTGTTAATGATTGCTGCTTCTAATTTAAATTGATTCATATTATTTGTTTAATTGTTACTTAAAAAACCCCTCCTTGTTATTCACATCAGTTTTAACTTCCCAGGTTTTAACTTTAGAGGGGTAGACTTTGCCGAGCCTCTATACTACTTTCTCAGGGAATGGGACCTCAAGTCTCATTTTTGCTACTTCAATCTCTGCTCTTATTGTTAGAGCTTTTGCATACTCATCAGCCATAGATGCTATAGTTGAATGAGGGTGTACGTACTCAGCTTCATAGCCATTTCCGATTGCTGATAACAAGCCTTGCATTGCAGCTATCATTGCTTGTTGGTAAAATTCTTTCTCTGTCATTTTGTTAATTTATATAGGTTTAAAAATCTTGCTGTAGTGCACTTGAATTCTGTGATAGGGTTGTCAGTTGACTTCTTAGTCACTTGATAAATAACCATTCCAGCCTTATCTGAGATAGGCATAACCAACTGCTCCCTAGTTTTGTTGATGTAATTTTTGTTTAGTTCAATCATTTCTTATTGTTTAAATTGTTAAATTCATTGAATTCTTGGTGTTCAACTCTCTTGATAATTAGCTCATTATCTTCTGTAGTGAAGCTGATGCACCATCTGTGATTCTGTTGTGATAGTGCCTCACCAATATCTCTAGCTACTTCCCACTGATCTATACCTGAATAGATTATAAAATATCTCGTGTACATATTATTTAGCTTTTAATTGTTCAATATACTCATTGTAATACTCAGTACAAGCTAAAAGCCTCTCTCTAATGGATTCTTCTGTTGAAATGTTACGTTCATACTGAAGTACTGTGATTCTCTTTCTAGGATCAATGTGAGATACTTTGTGGATTGATTTATTATCCCAGTCAGAAAGCAAAAAGTCATCTGTATCAATCATGCAGTAGATTAACTCAGCTGATTCCTTGTTACATAGCATCATGTAGCCTCTTAGTTGCCATTCATAATCTTTATTGATTCCTTCAGCTGAGATAGCTGGAAAAGTCTCTAAAGACCATGAAGTCTTAATGTCAATAATTGAATTATCTAAGATAATATCAGGTGTACCTATTAGGCAGTCATTCTCAATAGTATCTTCATTCTTGATGTAAAATGTATCTCTAATCTGATTGACTAACTCTATAGACTCATGCTCCCAGTCAGTGCCTTTTTGCATTGCTTTTGTAGATACAAATGAATTGTAGCCATAGAAATCTTCTTTTGCCTTAGATGCTATGTAAGACTTAGTAGTCTGACTCAATACTTCTGACTTTGTGCGTGACTCAGTCATAAGTTTACCTAGTGATGATGGATGCCATTTCATAATGATTGTATCTGTTGGTTAGTTAATAAAAAATCTGACCTTAGCTTAGCTACTGTGTACTTTCCTGATTCAATAGACTTAAGAGCTTCTTTAAATCGGTCATCTGATAATCTTGGCTTAGTTGCTGATGCTACTGAGTTACCATCATCATCTATAGCTTGAAGGCTCAATAGAGATTGTAAAGTTGCTCTTCTGTAGTAGGTTGTTGCACTAATCATTTTTTGTGGATCAATGTTATCAGGTAATGTCAACCAGCTTTCTATCATCTCACCTGACTCAATGTCAATTATCTGAGTGCTCAGAATCTTGTCATGAATAGGCTGTAGGAGCAGTAATCCATTCTCATGAAGGATAGGCTCAACTGTCTCAAGCAATGCGTTGATGTCTGCATAGCTTTTTTTAAAGTGAGGATTGGTGCTGTTCTTAACAACTTTTCCAATGCTCATCTTTGCCTTGTGAATCTTAGTCCACAATGGCACTTTGGTTACTTCTGTTTGCATGTATATATATTTAATTGTTTACAAATGTAATAATTTTATTTAGTTGTGCAACTATTTTATAATAAAAATAATTGAATATACCACCATTTAGGCTCAATTATCTGACCAATGTAATCATCATCTGTATAGTCTTCACCATTCCAAATGACTTGAGTCACTTTGTATAGTTCTACTTCACCAAATCTATTGAGTTTCACTACTTCACCTACAAAGTAGCAGTCACTATCTTCTGTATCTTTTATTTTATCTCCTATTTTCAGCATCTTCATTTAATTTCATGCACATTTCACAATAAGCTATCATTTTATCTAGTGCTATTCCTATTTCAGTAGGTGATGGCATTGGTAGTGTTCCTTCATCATCCCTTCTCCATCTTTGGTAGTTCTTAATGAAATCTAAGTCTTCTTGTGTCATTTTACCAATATTTTATTATAAAGTGAATAACTACATACCAAAATAGTATGCCTAAAATTAAATAAATTACCCATGTACATCCTATTTTTTTCATTGTGTCAAAGTATCATACCATTCAACAAATGAGTCAAAGTCTCTAGCAATGTAGTAGATACCTTTGGCTGTCTCTATCTTTTGCTGATACTGTTTCTGTGCATCTGACTGTCTATCTCTACCATACTTCACTTCAATCTTGACTGACTTGCCATTTATAGTAGCTGAGATGTCAGCTGTTCCCTTAGTACCTTGTCCTGGTGTCCACTTACCAGGTAACTGCTTAGTGTAAGCTATCTCACCAGTTCCTACTTGTATCTTTGCACCTTCTCTGTATTGTCCCTGATTGCCTATTCTCTCAGCTTGATTGCCAGTAGCATTTATGTAGAAGATTATAGACTTAGTCAGGCTGTTAGCTGAGTTATCAGACCACTCTGTAGATGGTAGATAGTTAGGATTCATGCTAGGATACTTAGCTTTAAGAGTCTCAAGCTCTAATGCCTTAAGTTTTGCTTTGTTTTCTTTTGTCATATTTCTAAATATATCATTTGTAACAATAACTCTTTTAAACTTAGACATGGACTTAATGACTCTATATCTTCTCTTTCTGTCACAGTACCAAATGAGCCTTTAAAATTAGTAGTAAAAGATAATATAGTAAAGTGTCCATCATACTTAAGTGTGGCTATTGTGCACACTGTAGACATCAACTCATTGACATCCATTTGTTCCATCATTTTTTTATTCATTTCTCTTCTATTTTTTTAATTAAATTTATTACTTGCTGTCTAGAGATACCTAACTGCTCAGCTACTTTTGTTCTGTTAAAGTTAGCATCTGACTTGTAGATAGATAATAACTTGTCATAGGTAGTCTCAGCTCCCTTCATTGCTGATTTAATATCTTTCAATTCAGCAGCTTCAATCTTTATTTTCTTAGCATTCATGATAAAGTAATTGCTTAACTTTTCAGCTTTTAAAATGCTATCCTTAGTTACTTCTAACACATTGACTTTCTCATCAAAATTACTTGAGAATATATGAATTAACAAAGCAAATCTTGGGATGTAACTTTTTTGCTTAGGATACATAGACTTAAGATATTCATTCTCCTCATCATTGTTTTGCTCCTTAGTTATTCTATTGAAGATACGCTTCCATTCTTCTTTGGCTTCTTGTTTGAACTTAACAGTCTGAGTGATTATTTTGCCATCATTATCTCTCTTAATAAATGCACTCTTTAAACCTTGATAAAATCTAGTGATAGTGTTGCTATACCACATGATATCAGCTATGTGCATTTCGTTCTCATTGTACTCCTCAACTTTTGCATCAGGAAAGCTCAATAACATTCTATCTAAGAAACCATTGTCTTTATTCTCATCAGTTGCAAATTGATTAAAGATACTTGGTTGTATACCACCTAACACTGGTATAAATGGTCTCTCAATAAACGAACCTTTTCTAGTCATTCTATTCACAGATACTGACTTGCTGGACCAACAAGAAAGCCAAAATTCCAAATCAGATCCAGCTCTGTACTTATTCATGTCTTTAAACCAGCCAGCAGAATCATCTTTAAATACTCCAACAGAATTATCTGACTCCTGGTGTAAGTCAACCAATGCCTCTAGTGTTATATCATTTGCTATAAACTGAGTCTTTTTAGGTTTAATTGGCTCAGGGTGTTCTTCTTTCTCTTTCTTAGATAAATCATTATAGTAGTTGAACACTTCCATCTGATCTGAGTATCTTTTTATTTCTTTAAAGTTTAATGCATTCAAAGGCTTAATGATATTGTCGATACTTGGAGTCTTACCTATACCAGCTCTACCTACTACAGCTAACCAAATTACACCAGGCTCAGTCCAACCTTTTTTAACTTCTATCTCATGAGTATTTCCAACACAAACAGATATTAGCCAA